CCTTTTAACTCAGATTCAATCGCTTGTTCGTCACCATGAGTTAATAGTTTAAACCCAACTTCTACACCAGAGGCTGGTAATGTATAGTAAAATTGATTTCCTTTAGTATAATCTACATCTTCAGGTAATACTTTGTCTTTTAAAGTAGTTAAATCTACATTATAAGTTTTACCATTAGCTTCAAATTCATATTCTTGACCGTATCCTAAAATACGAGAAGCAATTAGAATAGCATTTTTATCACCAATTACTATATCTTTTAAATCTACTTTAGAGACAATTAGTGATTCTAATAGTTTATCTAAAACAGTACCTTGTTGAATGTAGTTTTGGTTAGTTAAAATATCTTCTTCACGTGCAGTCATATATTTCATTTCTATTTGACCGCTTGAAAGAGGATTATCTTTAGAGTAAAGTAAACCTTTTGAAGGTAGTTCTACAATTTCTGTAGGAAATTTTGGTTTTGTAACTTGATTGTCCATAAATTTTATTTGTGTTTATATATAAATATAGCGAAAATTATTTTTTCTTAATAGCTTCTAATAATGTCTTTTTTACTTCTAGAATATTATTATTAATATCATCTTCCCAAAATCTGAGTAATTTGTATCCATTGTTTTGTGCCCATTGTTCTTTTTCTTTGTCTCTTATTAAGTTTTTCTTTTGTGATTCATATTTAGGGAGTGGGAATTTTGTAGGATTGCAATGCCAAAAATCTCCGTCAACCTCTATTATAATATTACTTTCGGGTAAATAAAAGTCATAAAAAGCTTTAATTTCTTTAGCATAAAAAGAAGTAGTATACTTTATATCTAGTAAATCTAATATATTAGCAAAGGTTTTTTCTAATTTGGAAGTGTAATAAACTCTATGTCCTATATCTCCATTTTCCCATTTTTCTTTAGCAGTGATACTCATTTTATCTTTAGTAATCTGAGAATGTATTCTACCTTTACCAAAACCTTTAGGTTTTGGTTTTGCTATACCTTTAGCTCCCTTAGATATTTTAGCACCTAATTTAGGGTCTTTTCTTCCTAATTTTATGGCGTCTTTTATATAATCATATTCACCTGAGGTGAATTTATCTTTACGTGTTTTAGATATAGCATTTACTCGTTTTTCAGAGTTAAGATCACCCCAATGCCCTTCTAGTCTTGAATGATGACCACCTATAAATTTACAAAAATCTAATTGACTAGCTTCGTAACGAGTTTCTTGCCCACAACCACAACCACATAATGGAGGTACACCTTTATATTTAGTTTGAATTAAATATTCAGTTTTTTTTAACTTATGGGTATGTTGAATATGTTTAGATAGTTTAATTTCACTATCACTTTCGAAGTCACAAAGATTGCATTTAGACATAAAAATTCCTTTTACAGTTTATACTTGTTATACGTGTATAAATATGTAAAAGGAATTTAATATTGCAGGGGATGTTAGTATTCTTAACTTACCCTATAAAATATTCTAAAAATTGAGGATACAATAATCCATTGCGATTGTCATTGAGATTTCAGCTGCAGCTTCACCTTGTGACCAATCATAGTCTCCAAATGTTGCTGATTTGATAAATGCACCTTTAATAATCCATTCACCTACTACATCACCTACAGGACCTAAGATGTTCATTGTTAAGTCTTTTTTATAGAAATCTGAATATCCATCTCTACCTGTTACTGATTCGTGAGATAGACGCATCCATTCCATTACTGCTTGTGAACCAGCAGGAGCGATTGGATCATATAGAGCTAAAGTCATATCATTCCATCTTACTTTACCTTTAATTTTACGGTAAACATTGATGTGATCTAATATAATTTCGTTTGCTTCAAATCCTGGGGCTGTAGCTTTTTTAATTAAGTAAGCTGGGATTCCATCTACATATAGTATGAATCTATTTGATACCTTAGGTTCGAATGCGGTAAACATTATCTCATTCGGATTTAGTACTGCCATGTTATATTTTTATTTTAATTGTTATCTGTTTATAATAAATATTAGGAACTAAAGCCCTAATATAAGGGCTTTGATCCTAAATTTTCTTTATTCAAAAGTTGCACCTGTTGGTGTAACATTAAAGTCTAATATAATAAACTCAGCAGTTCTAGTAGGTTGGATGAAAATTTGACCTAATAATTGATTTCTATCAATTACATCAGCAGTGTTATTTGAATCATCCATTACCACTTTATAAGCGTATAAACCTTGTCTTTGTTGAATTGAGTCTAAATATGGGTTTACTTGTCTTAAGAATCTATTTCTTGTAGCAGCAGTATTTTGTTCAAATACTAATCCATTAGCTACTTGACCAATATATGATTTTAATTCAATTAATAATCTTCTAACATTAATTCTATCTAAAGCTGATGCTTTTTTCTGTAATGTTTTCTGACCATACGCTACTACACCTTGTCCTGGGAATGTAGCTAATGAATTAACTTTACCAGCATATAATGCATCTCTATCAGATGGAGATAATTTTCTTTCAGCTTGAATTACACTTAATCCACCTCTTGTAAATCCAGCAGGAGCAAACCATGGAGCACCTACTCTATCATTGTATGCATAAACACTTGGAATAATTGTTGATGGTGGAACCCATGTTAATTTTCCTGTATTAGGGGCACTAATTTGAACCCATGGATAATAAGTAGCAGCATATGAACTATCAATTGCAGTAGCATTATTAATTACTGTAGCTACATTATCTCCAAAAGCAGACATATCTGCAATAGCAATACAATCTCCTCTGTTTTCAGCCATATTAGTTAATGAAGTTATAACTAAATTTCCTGTTGTAGCAGTAACACCTGGAGTAGTAATTATATTAAATTTGAATTCATCAGTATTGCCTAATAATATAATAGATGATGTATAGTCTGAATTTGATAATCCGTAAACTCCACAATTTGTTCCTGAAGCTCCACTAAATGATCCGCTTTGAGCTAATGGTAATGAAGCAGTATAAGAAGATACTGGGTTTCCATTATTGTTAAAATAATTTGGAGTAGTTAAATTGATTGATTTTACTCTTATATATCTTGATTTATTAGTATAGTCTCCTGTTGTTTGCACATATCCATTATCTGTAGTTACAGATTGATTGCCAATTACTGCTTCAATATAGTTTGATTGGTTTGGATCTAATGATAAATTATTCCAAGATTCTAATATTATTTTAGAGTTGTTATCGTCATCACCTCTTCTAATTAATAAGCTAAATGTACCACTTCCAGTACTTGGATTTACTATTTCCCATCTTACATTTACTGAAGAACCAGAGGCTAATGCTCCACTAATTTCAGATCCTGTATTATTCATAATAATACCTGAAGATAAAGTTTCCAGAGTAAAGGCAACAACTGACCCTGAAGCAATAATAGAGCTACTTGCAGGTGCGAATGCACCACTTACTGCTCTAGTTACTAATAAAGTAGTACCACCTTGTTGGAAATAATTATAAGCAGAGATTGATGTTAGATATTCGTAAGATGCTCCACCACTGATGAAAGATCCACCGAATTTATTTAAATAGTCACTATATGAAGTAACTAGAGTTGGAATTCTAACAGGACCTGATACTGTAGGTCCTATAATAGCTGCTCCCGCAGTAATAGGGCCTTGAGTAATTTGGGATTGGTCATTTTCTCTAGTTAGAACACCTGGAGATAATATTGTTTCCATGTTTTAATTTTATTGTTTTTGGTTTTAATTAATTATATTTCCATTTATAACCATAAGCTGTTTTTTGTGTATTTCTACAACATGCTCCTATATTATCTTTTGAATAATTATTAAATAATCTTTCAGCTTCTTGAGTGCTATTAAAAGTATTTATTAATTCTCCTTTTAAATTATATTGATTTACAGTTTTTCCTTTTCTAAATGATGCATCAAATTGAGGTATATTTTTATTTTTATAACCCCAAAAATAACCACCTGCTTTTTTACCTTTTCCTTTTAAACATGTATCTATAAAGCTACCAAATTGGACTTTAGCTTCTTTTACAGAGTTAAATTCTTTAATAATATTACCTTTTAAATCATATTGTAAAACAGGTTTTTGTAATTTTTGACGTATAGATTTTATACTTTCTTGAGTACGAAATTCTGCTCCACCACCACCATTATTTCTATTACATACATTAAAGTTCCATGTTTTAAATTGTTCTATCCAATAACATTCTAAGGGTTTCCAATCTTTACTTTCTAATGATTTTACTTCATCAATAACATTAATTTGAATTTGATCTCCAAAAGTTTGAATATGATTATATTTTCTAGAGACTAAATTAATAGTTTTACCTATATAAACCCTATTAGGATCATTATCAATATTAGTTATAAGATAAATATAAGTGCTTCTCACTACTTGTTATTTGATAATAAATATTAAAAAAAGGCTCAAAACCTATAATTTAGGGATAAATTATCTCCCCTGTTTTTAAATCTATTTGGACATCACCATAAGTTTTTTTAAGTTTTTTACTTAATTCTGCCTCTGATGCTATAATTTGAGTATATTGTTGTTTTAAGAATTGTTCTTCTCTTTCAAGTTGTAATTTTTTAAAACTTAATTGACCTAATTGTGCAATTAAATTTTCAGATTGTGATTGAAAATCTTTTAATTCTTGTAACTCGGTTTCTTGTAACTTTGTTGGTTTAATCATAACGTTATTTTATTTTATTAGTCTAATTGTTTCCATGTATTATTTAGATAACAATAAATATGTTGATCTGCTCCTGAACCTGAAACTATTAACATACCATTTGTTGGTGAAGATGGGGTTGTATTTCTTGGAGTTAATTGTAAAATGTCATTAATTATAATTGAACCCGACCCATTTAAATTAATACTTCCTGTTCGAGCCGATAATCCTAATGCTCCTGAAGATGATATATGAGAAGCGAATGGATTATTAAATCTAATTGTATTTGGTTGTGATATCGTTGAGTTTCCTAATGCAAATGAAATATTTGATTGCTCTCTAAAAAGTAGTAATGCACCATTTCCTTCAACTTGATTTTGAGTTGTAGACCCTACAACCATTGAAGTACCTACATTATTAGTTCCAGTTGTAATTTGAGAGCCAGTTATAGTTTGAGAACCACTTACAATATGTGTTCCTCTTACAAGTGAAGATCCTGTTATTTGAAATTGTGAACCAGAAGCAAATACTAAGTTACTTCTTGCATTATCTGCTGTACCGTTTCCTATAATAAAAGCTGATTGAGCTGAGGATGAGATATTATATTGTCCTTGTACGTGTTGGTATGCCCCAGATGCTACTGTAAAAAGTCCTTCAGCATGTGATCCTATCCCTATTGCTACTGTACTTAATCCTTCGGTATGAGAAAATAATCCTAATGCAGCAGTACTACTTCCTTCGGCATGAGATCCGCCTCCTTGTGCTATTGTACCTTCTCCTTCTGCGTGTGAATTACCTCCCTGTGCTATTGTTTGGAATCCTTCTGCATGAGAATGGTCTCCTATAGTTTGTCCTTCAAATCCTTCAGCATGAGATCCAAAACCTGTTGCAATAGATCCTTCTCCTTCAGCATGTGAATATGGTCCTAACGCAGTTGT